TTGCGGCACGCCATCGAGTTCGCTCGCTCCAAGATAGGAGGTGATGGATCAATGCTTACTTTGTTGAATGTCCCTAAGGGGACGCGTCTATTCTCCGTTGGGTTTGCTTCCTCATATGACTGCAATGTGCAGCTTGCTGCTCTTGCACCTAGTGTTGGAAGTTTTCTCAAGCCGGGGAATACCATTTATACTCGTGAGGGCTTTCTTCACGAGTCTACCGGCATTCTTGGCCAAAATCCCGTTGAACACCTAAAACTCAGCGGCTCTTTAGTCGATATGAGCTTTAGCAACGGGACTACCGACCTCAATGCTGGCGGCAAACCATCGTATGCTGGAGTTCCCTGGATTAATATCCCAGTGAGCACCAACGCCGATGGCACAGGCACCTTGTCCACGTTACAAGTGCAGTTTACTGTACCGTACATGGATTCGTTGTCCTGTTCCGCAAAGCGCACTATTCCCTCTGGTAGCCTGATGGGCAAATTATATGCTCTTCATGTTATCGTAGGGTGGTGTGCTGAAGACACGTTTTTCACAGCGTACAAGAGTGTGCTTGAGACCACGCTACCCGGAACCGATGGTTGGAGTGTTATCTTCAACATTTCGGTCACGAAGCTTGGCCCCACGCGCACGACTGTGGGAGGCGGTACTGGAACTATTCAGTTCCTATCTACCGTGAATCCCGTCTTCGTGGATCCTGCCGAATGGGTAGACGCGGTGGTTGCTAAAGCGAGTATCCTCGCTCAAACAATCACCACCTACGGGTATAGCTACGCAACGACGTATGGGCCGTGTTATACACGGAACACACCCGCTGCATCCCCTTCGATACCTCAGTTTGAGGCATTTGAGGGGAAGTTCTTCCCGCAGGACCTTAGTCCAGATCGATGGGGAGACCTCGCGTCTGATTGTTACTCCCAGATTAAATGCTGGGATGGCAACGCAGCCGCGTATCTCAGGGATTCGGTGATGTCGGTCCGAGCTGCCAAGGATACCGTCGCTCTTGCACGGTCTCTTATCGGTAGTAAGAACCCCGTCACTATTGCCAAATCTTTGGCATCCCTTTTCCTATCATTCCGCTATGGGTGGTGTCTGCAAGCCAAGGACACAGCGTCCTTGATTGCACTTGATTTTGACCGTGCTTATCCTCACGGACTAGCAAAACGATCAGCGTCAAGGACCTACGAGCGGAATGGAGTTCCTGTTGTTGCAAGGATGGGAGTTTACTTCCAACCTTACAGCACCAAGATCTCCGAACTGGCCGGGTTTCTGAGATCGATAGACCTCGACTTAACGTTGGAGAATATTTGGGACTTAGTCCCGCTCTCTTTCGTCGTTGATTGGTTTACCGGTTTTGGAGACCTTCTTGACCGAATGGATCAGATGTCGGAAGTCGATTCATACGACATACGACAAACGGGCCTTTCTGTCAAGACGACAAAGAGTCTGATTTACCGTCAAACATCAGGTAGAACAGACTGGCATGGTCGGATTTCTGCTACTTATTACAAGCGCAGTTATCTGGCTCTCCCGATCCAGCCGTCCCTTACCTCCTATCGCACATCCAACCAGAAATTTGATCACTGGTTGGAAGGAACAGCCCTCGTTGTTCAAAGACTATGAGGGTCCGGTGTTTAAAGCCGGAGAAAGGACACAATCATGTCCAAGTCCACATCGTTCGGTTTTACCGACACAGCAGACGGGGGCAACACTACCAAGTCGTTGACCCGGCCGAATCTGAATTGGGCAGCTGACTTTGTTTCCACCAGCGATGGTGACAGCAAAATTCTACTGGCCAACAAGACTTCCCCGCTGGATCAGGTGGAACGCATCCGTATGGAAGCGTCAACCATCCAGGACATCTACAAGGGAACGTCCATTGATCCGACAGTCTTTGCTCCGTCCCGTCAGGGACTCAGCATTGTCTGCCAGGTTATGGATATTCTCCGCGTGACTGAGTCGACCGTTCCCACCTACCAGGTGGATCTGCCGATCAGTGCCCACATTGTGGTGAAGGTGCCATTAAGCACCTACGTCACTGCGGACAATGTCTTGGCTGTCGCTGGTCGCGCCGTTTCGTGTTTGTTCAACTCGAACGACGTTACCAACGCCAGGGTCACAGCTCTGCTGCGTGGCTCCATGACTCCTCCCGGCCTTTAAGTCAGAAACTTGAAGTTCCGGAGGTAATGGTATGTCACTCAGTAAGAACCAGAACTTCGAGTTCTGGAAAGCGGTCGAAGCTAAGCTTCGGTCCTTAGTCCTCACATGTTGTGGCGATACTCTCGTCGATGGAGATCGCACGACTGTATCTCAGGTGCTTATTTTATGGGCACTTGTGATCCAGGACCTCTGTGGGGCGACTCGTCTCCGATCGAACAAGCGACTTGCGAACTGGCTTTTACAGCTGGCAAGCTTTTCTATTGACTCGATCGTGGATACCCTCAAGTATATCTCGTCCACCATCCGCGATATCAATCGTGACATGGGAACGATCTGTACTTGGGCTGACTTTAAACATCAGCTAAGGGGTGTGGAGGGGTTTGTTCCTGCAGTTGCTGAGCCTTTCAGTGACTTGTTGGAGCTTTTCCTTCATGAGCCATCACCGGCCCTTCTGCATTGCCTTCTTACCGGCCTGGAGTTTCCCTGTAGGATGACGATTGAGAAATTGCCATCGCTTTTGCATCGAGAGATGCAGAAGTACAGAGACCTCGAGTCCGAGATGAAGGTTTGGCGCTACCCTGCGGGTACTTTGGCTGAGCTTCGTTCAATCGTACAACTCGGTTTATCCGACCTGTGCGACCACGATTTTCGGCCGAAGCATGGCTCTGGCGTTACTTCCGAAAAGATCGGAAGGGATTCTGACAGCAAGTATTCATTACTGCTACAGACAGGTCCTACCGCCAGACTGCGCCACCTTTTCTGCCAAGAGGGGATTTCACATCCACTCCTGCATGATAAGATGGTGACCGACAGAGTTGCGTGTCGCGTACTTTTTGTCCCGAAGGGTGCTAACTCCAAAAGAGTTATCTCTGCTGAGCCCACTGTTAATCAATGGGTGCAGCAATCCCTTTTGAGACATCTGGCTGATTTCCTTCCTCGCTCGATTTTTCGAGTGACGATGGACGATCAGACGCGTAATCAGAAGCTGGCTTACGAGGGGTCGTGGTCGCGTAATTACGCCACTATCGACCTCTCATCTGCCAGTGACACAGTCACCTACCAGTTGGTCCAAGCCCTCTTTGAGGGTCACTGGATCTGGAAGTGGTTGTGGTCCTGCCGTACGCGTTTCGCGACCTTGGAGAACGAATGGATTACCTTAGAGAAGTTCTCTCCCATGGGATCAGCAGTTTGCTTCCCCATCGAGAGCATTGTCTTCTCCGCCATCGTCCTCCTCGCAATGCAGAGGAAGGGTGTACACCATAATTTTGTGGTGTACGGGGATGATATCATTTGTCATAGTAGTGTCTACGATGAGGTCCTTGAAATCCTCAAAGAGATGCACTTCTCAGTGAATGAGAAGAAGTCCTTCTTCCCGGAGTCTCCCTTTAAGGAGTCCTGCGGGAAGGAGTACTACTACGGCAACGACGTCACACCTTTTCGGATACCGCGCTTCTTCCAGGGTATGGAAAGAGCACAGGACCTAAAGGGTAACCCCCGACTGCTCGATTCGTGGGTTAGTCTGGCAAACGGGCTGTTCCAAGCTGGCTTGATGTTAGCTCGGAGCTACCTTGTTCACAGGCTCTTGTCAATATGTCCGAATGTCCTCTTCACTGAAAAGTGGAAGACACCCGGAGTACTGACATACGAAGCGACAAACTATCACCTTCGTGAGAGGTACGAATCTGAGAACTCTATGTTCTCCGTATCTCTCAGGAAAACGAGGGTGAACTATTGTCGTGGTCGTGTACTGCAAGCACTTCATGTGCAAACAGTGCAGAGCCCTGGTTCGGATGATATCCGATACCAGATGATGCTTGAGCAGATGAAATATTCTACTCGAGAATCATTGGAACGTCCAGACCAACGCATAGACCTAGCAGTTGGCCCGACTCGTGTCGTTCTCCGCAACGTGTG